TGCTTTGCCTAGTGGTATTGATACAGGCAAGATTGGTCAGGTAATTCAAACCACTAAAACTGATACTTTTAGTACCTCAGCATCATCATATACTGATATTACAGGTCTTTCGCTTTCTATAACTCCAACAGCAACCTCATCAAAAATTTTAATAAAAACTTGTATATCTTGGGGTGGCTCACCAAATGTCTATGGTTTTGGAAAATTTGTTAGAGGCTCTACAGATATTTTTATGGGTGCTGGTGCTTCTGGTAATCGCACTAGTGCAACCTTCCCTATGGAACATTTAAATCATTCAACAGCAGAATATAATTGTTTTGTGGCAAGTTCAGAGTTTTTAGATAGTCCATCAACAACTTCAGCTACAACCTATAAAATACAAGTTAGAACACATGATGGCTCTCATACTTTTTATGTAAATAGACCAGATAATGACAACAATGAAAATTATATTGGTAGATTTACATCATCTATAACAGCTATGGAGGTACTAACCTAATGACAAACAACTTTAACAAAGAAAGGAAAATAAAATGACAGATATAGCAAGTGCAATCAAAGCTCTCAAAGACGATGCAGAGTTTGTAGTTAGTGGAGAACCTACTAATGAAACTGAGTACAAAGCTAATGTAAAATATGTAACTGGTGCAGATTCTAATGGAACTGCAATCTTTGGAGATCAGTTATTTACATGGAGCGAAGTATCAGCCAAGAAAACTGCGTTACAGACTGCATACGATAACAATGAGTATCAGAGAAAAAGAGCAGCAGCTTATCCAAGTGTCGCTGATTTTATGGAAGCATATACCGAAAAAGAAATAGGTAGTGATTCTACAAAATGGGATGCTTATAAGACTGCTTATAACAAAGTGCGATCAGATAATCCAAAGGGGTAATTATGTGCAAGTGTAATGAAGATTATGATTGTATATGTAAAGGAAAAACTATGTGTGAATATTGTGGTGGAGAATGTATCTGTCGGTAAATGAAAATATCAGACAATACATCGGTTTCAATGCCGATGCGAAACCTTATAGCTATCTGTGGTGCAATCGCAGTAGGCACAATGGCTTTCTTCTCAATTCAAGAACGAATAAATAACTTAGAAACAAGAGCAACATTATTTGAAGCTGATCTCGTCAAGAACGCAGACCAGACTCCTATAGACCAGGAACAATTTATGTTGCTTGAGTTTATTTCAGGCCAAGTAGAAAGCATGAGTGAGGACTTAGAAAATATGTCTCATAATAAGGTCAATATAAAAAGACTTCAAGCTGATATGGATAAGGCATTAGAAGATATAGAACATCTAAAAGACAAGGTAAGAATGAATGGTAACTAAAGTCATAATAGCATTATTATTATTTTCACAAGGACAGATGATTGAACACACAATAACTGATGGTGTTAATGATTGTTTAGAGAAAAAAAGAATTATGCAAAGAAATATGTCCGATACTGTTCAAATATCTTGTGCCAAAGTAGAAGCTGATATTGAAACTATAGAAGGTGCAGAATTTATTAGGAGTTTAAGAAAACTATGAATATTGATATGAAAACTATAGCACCTTACATAGTTATAATTGCTTCTATGTTAATCACCTGGGGAACTTGGAGTCAAAGATTAGAAGCTGTCGAGAAAAAAGCAGACTCTATATCTCAGATGCAGCAAGATATTGCTGTTATAAAAGAAAAGATTATTTGGATCGAGAAACACTTAGTCAACGATAGATGAAAATGTTTATTATTTTTTGGCTGTGTATTCAGAACCCATACACAACATTAGAAGAAACTTGTGTGGATCAAATAATGTATGACAGAGCTTACGATACAAGAGAAGAGTGTAGAGAGGCATCTGCTAGGTTGGCAAACTCATTTATGGAACAACCTAATGTGTATGTAACGACTTTCTGCACAACAAAACACACACCTGAAATTTAAAGGAGGAAGTCCTTGTATAAAACAAAGTCAATTTTGGTTTTGTCAGACACACACTTTCCATACCAAAAAAAAGAATACTTTAAGTGGATAAAAAAACTTAGAAATAAAATAAAGCCAACTATGGTTTTAATGATTGGAGATTTATGCGATCAACATTCTATATCTGCTCATTTACATTCTCCACAACTTAAAAATATTAAATACGAATTGGAAGAAGCTAAAGTTTGTATTAAAAAATTAAGAAAAATATTTGAATGTCCGATGCCTATCATGTGGGGTAATCACGATATAAGAATACAAAGACTTGCTGAAAAATCCTCTATGCCTGAGTCATTCTTAAAAGATATAAACGAAATACTTGGTATAGATCCTAAATGGAAATGGACTTGGCACGATAAATTAATTTTACAATTACCTAATAAAACAAAAGTTTTTTTTACTCATCATTTTAAATCAAATGTTTTATCAAGTGCAAAAGAATTAGGTTGTTCGCTTGTCGTTGGTCATCAACATACTAAATCAGAGTATTCTCTATGGTCTTCACCAACTGCTTTAAACTTTGCTCTGTGTGTTGGATCAAGTATTGAGCCTAGACATGAAGCATTTAAGTATGGAAAGAATTTTATCAAAAGACCAATTATATCATGTGCAAGTATTGTGGACTCTGTACCTCAACTGCATCCTATGTTTCTTGATAAAGATGGAAAGTGGACTGGCCAAGTATGAACATTGAAAAAAGTAAAATAAATCCTGGATATTATATTGGTACAAAAATCCAAGTATCAGATTTTATTCAAGAATTTAAATTAGATTATTTTCAAGGCAACATTGTGAAATATGTCGTAAGGCATAAACAAAAGAATGGTCTTGAAGATTTAGAAAAAGCAAAATGGTATTTGGAGAAACTAATAGAATGTACGAAGAAGTAAAAGACAAGATAAAGAAAAGTGAAGGTTATTCTGCAACTGGGTACTTCCTAGAGTACCGAGGAGCTAATGGTGAAACCATTAAAGAAGATTTTATGACCATCGGATGGGGACATCGTGTTGTAGATGGTGATCCTTATGAACCTGGAGTTGAATATCCAAAAGAAGTGTTAGAACAACAGTTTGAAAAGGACTTCCTTGTCTATCTTCATGCAGCAGAAAGATATATTGGTGATTGTGAAGTACCAGAGGTTATTAAAGACTGTGTTATAGAGATTGCTTACAATATTGGTGAGCCTAAATTATTTCAATTTGTCAATATGCGTCAAGCTATGCAAGATGGTCAATGGAAGTTAATGGCAGCAGAGTTAAAAAATTCAAAGCTGTATAGAACTCTTACCTCAAGATATGAACCAATGGTCAAACTAATAGAGGAGGCCTAGTATGTGGACTATGTTGTTAAAACCCTTAATGGGTGTAGCTGGTGATGTCGTTAAAGGAGTAGTTGATACCAAAAAAGCAAAGGCTGAACAAAAAGTTACAAAGATAAAAGCTGAAACTGAATTATTAAATAAAAAAATAAAAGGCGAGATAGCCTACGATCTAGAAGCTATTAAAGGTTCTAAAGACTCCTGGAAAGACGAAGCATGGACTATTTTATTTATTATAATTATAGCTATGTGCTTTATTCCCCCACTACAACCTTACACAGAAAGAGGCTTTGATGCTCTATCAAGAACCCCACAGTGGTTTCAATTTGCCATGTATGGAGCAATAGCTAGTTCTTTTGGCCTTAGAGGTATGGGTAAAGTATTAGGAAATAAAAAATGAGCACTATCAAAGAAGTAGAAGCACTACTTCGCAAAGCTAAGAAAGAAAACAGAGAGCTTAAAAAAGACAATGATGAAAAAAACTTACATATAAAGTTTCTTAATGAACGATTAGATAACTGGGCTGATAAGAATTCACAGCTAAGAGAAGAAAAACTAAAGATTACAGTTGATGATGTTTTAGCTTTTCAAAAATCTAAAGCAGACTATGCCTCTTCACAAGATCAATCCTTTGTAGATCAACTAGAAAAACAAGAACAAGTAAAATTAGACTCACAAGGAATAGCAAATGAGCAAAGATCCGAGACTTAAAAGAGCTGGTGTAAGTGGTTTTAATAAACCCAAAAGAACTCCAGGTCA